GATTATGCCATCGACTCAGGCCGGCTGCCCGAAACCGTGCCGAACTGGTGGCGGCTGATCTTGCGGGCGCGCATCAAGTCGAAGGGCAAGATTATCGCGGGCGAACGCATGGGCACTACCAAGCGGGTGCTGTCGCCGGATGAGGTTGGCCAGCTGATACGGTGGCTGCCGAACTTCACGCAGCTGGTGGAGGATGCCTTAACGCTCTACCTGTGGACGGGGGCGCGTGGGGCGGAAATCATGGCGATGGAAGGGCGCGAAATCGTGCGCGAGGGGGATGTTTGGTGGTGGATACTGCCGAAGGCGAAAACAAAAAACGCTAGGCACTCAGCGGCCAAAGACCAGCGCACGCCACTGTTTGGCCGTGCCCTGGCCATCGTGCGGCGCCGGATGGAACGCCACGGCGATGGCTATCTTTTCCCGGCTCGGGTGCCGAAGGGTAACCAGACCCACGTTCAGCAAAAAGCCATCGGCGTGGCAGTATGGTACCACCAGCCCTACAGCCAGACGCGCAGTGTGAACCCGCGTGCCCGGCTGCCGGTTACGCATTGGTCGCCGCATGATCTGCGGCGCACGGCCCGCACGCTGCTGGCCGCGCTGGGCTGCCCCGATGCCGTGGGCGAAACCATCCTTGGCCACATGCTGCCTGGTGTGCTGGGCGTCTATAACCAGCACACCTACGACGCCGAACGGGTGGAATGGCTCAAGCGGCTGTCTGATCATCTTGAAACCCTTGCGGCTGGCCAGCACTAGCACGTGGCTTTTTGGCGCCGGTATTCGGCGGCGGTGGCAGCTCCGACACCGGGCGGGCTTCCGCCCAGGCTTCCACCTCGCGCACTAGCCAGCCGACGCGCCCGCCGGACAGCTGGCGCGGCTTCGGGAACTCGCCTTTTCGTACCTGAGTTTGCACTGTAGTGACGGACAGCGCCACCATGGCGGCCACGGTCTGCAGGTCGATGTAGATCGGGCGCAGGTTGATAGTTGATGCCATCATGCCGCCCCACTATCCAGATACGTATCGTGCGTTCTGACGCTGTAGGCGTCACTGCGAATAACAGCCTCGCACGAACTTGTTGATTCTCTGAGACGAAGAAACTCCGGCGACTTCGCAACCGCCAGAATGCCTCCCTCTATTCCGGCGAATACCAGGCCAGCTTTCTTGCACTCAAGAAAGGCATTCTCTAGCTTTTTCAGTGCTGCCTCTTGCTTCTGATTCACGCTTCACCGCCTTTCTGCGCGGCGGCGTAGCGGTCAACGATGGCAGCTATGTCTACAGGGCCAAAAACCACACCGAAGCCATCTTCTGTTGGTCTGGCGGCCTCGGTTGTTTCGTCAAATACCGCATTAGCGGCCTGCATAATCAGATCACGCAGCGGCGCCACTTGCTCGGCCTGCTGCGCCTGCTGCCCCATCGCATACGCGGCTTGCACCAGCGCCACCAGGCTGCCTACCGCGTCTTCGTACTTCGGCGCCACGTATTCGCCGCCAGCGTCGCGGCCAACCTTGAAGCCGTGCTGCACGGCCAGCTTGATGATGGTTTCTTGGTTCAGCATGTCGTCTACTCCCCGTCTTTCCAGTTGCTCACATCCAGCATCGCCGTCTTGTCGCCTTCGGTGCTTCCCATGTCCATACCGAACCACACCGGGCGGCCCAGCGTCGCACCTGGTACTTGCTCACGCGGCATGACCTGGTGGCACTCGCCGTAGGCCAGATAAGTGTTTTCCATTGCGTTTCCCCCTCAGATTTCAGTCAGTACCAGCGGCATGCCCTCCGGCATGGCGCCACCGCAGCGCACCACAAAGCCGCGCTGGGTTTCAAAGTCGATAGGCAGGCCCAGGCGGATGCTGGCCATGTCGATCATTGCCTCCGCGTCGGTATGCCCCAGCGTTTCAATGGGGATGCCCATGCGCAGGAACGGCTGCGTGTTGCTGTCGGCCTCTGCCGACACCTGAAAAGCCAGGCCGCGCAGGCGTTCGGCCAACGTGTCGGCCAGTGCCATGGCGGGTGCAGCCTCGGTTGCCCTTGCTATGGTGGTGGCCAGCTGTTGCGCGGCGCGTTGTACGGTGCGGTGGTACAGCGTCATGGTGCTTATCTCCCCAGGGTCAGGACGCCAGCGGCGTCCGGGTTGGTATTGGCTACCCAGCGGCGGGCGGCGGCGGTGGCCTGTGCCAGCTGGACGGTAATCGGGTTGCTGTTGCCGTTCTCGGCCACCCAGCGGCCCTTCGGCTGCTGGGCTTCGCGTTCGCGGCGGGCTAGGTCGTTCTCGTAGATCACGCGGGCGTTGGCGATGATTTCCAGGCCACGGCCTGGCTGTGCTGCCACGCGCTTGTAGAGGTCGCGGCCAACCACCTGGCGGCGTTCCATATCGCGGCGGGTTACCGCCTTGGCCATGTGGCCGCCTATCCATTCGTCCACCAGGTGGCTGAACTGGCGCAGCTGGGCGCGCTGTTCTTCGTACTGCGCCAGCGCATTGCGGCGTGCCCGCTGCTGGATGGCCATCTGTTCCGGTGGCAGGAACGGGGCGTCTACCGGCTTGATGCGCTCGTAACGCTCCATTTCCTCGATCGACAGCTTGAAAGACACCCATTCTTCCGGGTGAACCTGGTCTAGCTGGGCTCTGTCGATGACGATTTCTCGCTCGTTGATCGGTTTCGTAGAGTTATTGACACGAGTCCAAGCGGTCGCTGCGCGCCCGTTTGAAATCGTCCATTCGTGAATGCGGCTCTTGGCCACAACACCGGATGCCACTTCCACCACGCCAAACACCACGCTCGGCTGCTCGGGCTGCTCGCCGTAGCGGTTCGGCCCGGCCATGTCTTTGGCCAGCTGTAGCGGCATATCCTTACGCTTGGCTTCGTAGCCGCCCATCACTTCCATGAAGCGGCCCCAATTGCCCGCATCAGCCGCCACGGCGGCCAGCTGCAGCACGTCTTCGGCGCCGGTGTAGTCCCAGCGGCGCAGCTCGCGCCACACACCCACCGGCGGGCCACCTACCTGCTGAAACTGACGGATACCCCAGCACGCGGCCCAGGCGTCTACACGCTGGGCGGTGACAATCACGTCCACCTCGCCTTGCGCGGCTTCAAAGTCCAGGCCCACGCTGCTGCCGTCCTGCTTTTGGCCGTCGATGTTCTTGGCCACGTACTTGGCGATGTAGCCGGCGGCGGTGCCCAGCTGCCAGTTGATGGCCTTGAAGAACACGCGGGCGCGTATTGCCCACCACACGCGGCGCGGCGGTTTCGCCCAAAAGTCGGCTTCTACACGCAGGCGCTCGGCAATGCTGCGGATGCTGCCGGGGTGGCCAGCGGCCTGCATGGCGCGGGCCTTGTCGCGGGCGGCGGCTTTGGTCAGGCAGTAGGTCAGGCCCAGCTCGTCGCGGTTTTCGCGCACGGCATGGCGCGCCACGATGCGGCGGAACGTGGCCACGTGGGCGCGGTGCATAAAGAACAGGCCATGAAAGTGCGGCGTGCCGTCGTGGTGCGGCTCGGCCACGCGGAAACCAAAAATCTTGATACCGGCTCGCGCCAGTGCGGATGTAATGCGTGACCACACCTCGCCCAGGTAGTCGCGGGCGTCCAGCGGGGTGCTGCCGTCGTACTTGTCGTTGCGGCGGCCACCCTTGGCGTGTACCGGGTGAAAGCGGCTAGGGGCGGTAATGGTGATGAACTCGCCGGCCATGTCCAGGCCACGGGCGATGTACTCGAAACCGGCAATGCGCGTCATCAGCTCGGCGCGGCGCAGGGCAGGGTTGGCCGTGCTTTTCTCGGCCAGCTCGGCCAGGGTGAAGGTATCGCCCAGCTCGTTTACCGCCTGCAGGGCTTCCAGCAAGGCGGCATTGCGGCGCTTTTGCGCCTTGCGGCGGTGGATGGTGTCGTGGCTGGCGTACAGGCCGGCGCGCTTGTGCACCAGGCCCAGGCGGATGGCCAGCATTTCGGTACGGCGGGCAGCCTGCTTGCGCAGGTTGCGGCGCCACCAGATCGGGCAGCCCACGCGGCGGGCAATGCTGTCTTCGCTATCGCCTGCCGGCAGGCCCACGCCGCGCTGGTGGCAAAAGTCGGCTAGTTCTTCCAGGCTGGCGCCATTGATGCGCAGGCGGTCGCCCTCGTTGGCGGCCTGCTCGGCAAAGTCGCGCAGCTCGTCGTCGCTGGCACTCAGCGCCAGCGCCTTGGCCGGCATGCGGTCTGCCAGCGATGCCAGCCAGTTGCCGGCGTCAGTATCACCACACACACCCGGCGCCGCGTGGTTGCGGCGGCGCAGCCATTCCCGGCGCACAGCACGCGCCAGGAACGGCGGGAACTGGCCAAAGGCGGCCAGCTCGTCGGGTTGCGGGATGATGCTCACGTCGTCCATGGTTACAGCGCCGGCCCAGTGGTGGCGGCCATGGTGGCGTCGGCGTGCACGTGCGGGTGTAGCGGAAGTTCTAGAAAGTCGACGCCGATGTAGCTGCACGGCTGCGCTTGCTGCACGGCGACCGCAGCACGGCGACTGGCATTGGAGCGTTCCCACATGGCCAAGCGGCGGTTTGTAAATCGAATGCGGCGCTGCCAGTCGGTCCAGCCGTACCAGGTTTGCACCGTTAAAGAACCTGTCAGCGCCTTGATGGCAAAATAGCCATATTTTCCCTCAATCACGTCCAGCAGCTCCGCGTAGGCTTCTTCGATGCCCGCATTCGTGCCCCAGCGTCTGCCATAGCGGTCGTCAATTTTTCCATTGCCCTGCAGGAGCTTGCGCAGCACGCGGCGCAGACTCTCGAACTGTTCGCGGTTCATAGACTGTTCGCTGTTCATGGCCTGCCCCTTACGCTGCGCGGGTGAACGGCAGCACGTTGTCGGTGCTGGCTACTGGCTGGCCACCCTTGGCCAGCTTGCTGGCGGCCAAGCCATGCTCAAACAGCACGCCTTCCAGCTGGTGCTGTACCAGGCCCAGCTGCGGCAGGCTGATGGCCGCCAGCGGCAGGCGGTGCAGGGCAATCAGCGAATTGATGCTGGCCTGAATGTCGGCCATGGCCTGCATGCCTTCCTGCAGCATGCGTACCGCGTCCAGCTGCGACAGGGTCAGCAGCTTGCGCTGCAGCTGGTCTACGGTTTCCAGCGGTACGGTGTGGCGGCCTGGCGTGTTATCCAGGCCCAGCGCGGCGGCGGTTTTTTTGAAGGTTTCGTAGCTCATGGCGGCACCTATGCGGCGGGGTAGTGGGCGTGAAGCAGCAGGATGGCGGCGAAGCCCAGCACGTAGCCCAGCACCAGGGTGCGGGTGCGCAGCTGGCGCGGCGGGCGGGGTGTCAGGCACATCAGCCCGCCGTAGCGGGTAACGCGGTTCATCTGCTGCATGTCGGCCTCCTGTGGCGAAAAAAGGCAAAGCAATCCCCGCAGACCGTGAAAACGGGCTGTCAGGCAGTAAATCGGGGTAGGGGTGTGGCTAGATCAGCGGCAGCTGGTCTTTGGCGACTTCCATCGCCGCCTTGCCCCCCAGGCGGATAAACACCTTGGGGTTAGGCGTGGCGCTGGGCGACAGCGTGGCCACAATCTCTGTCAGCGTCTTGAAGGTATGGCCGCAGTACAGGTTGCTGCACTGCAGGTATGCCTCGCGCAGCGTGGCGGTGGCTTGCCGGCTAGACCGGGTAAAAGCGATGCTGTTGCAGTGCGGGCAGGTAAAGGCCATGGTTATTGCTCCCGGCGGAACAGACGCAAAGACAGGGCATTAAAACGGGTAGCGGTGCGGCAGATTTCCTGGCGGATGCTGTCCAGCTCCGCCGCCTCGCGCTTGCAGATTTCGCCATCGGCAGTGGCGGCTTGCCACTCTTGCGCCAGGCGGCCCACGTCGGCGGCCAGCTTCATGTACAGCGCCATCAGGTCTTCGCTGTTGGCCGTGTCGTCGCCGTCTACCGGCACAAACACGCCGCCGCTTTCTGCGGCCACCGCTTCGGCAAAGGCTGTCAGGCCGCTGCTGCGCTGCATCTGCATGGCCAGGTCAATGCTAGGTTCCTGGCCCTTGCGCTCGTAAATGCGGTTTTCCAGGCCGTCTACCGACATGCCCAGTGCGGCGGCCATGGTGGCCCAGCCTCCTGGTAGGGCGCGGCACATTTTCTGCAGGGCGGTACGGATGCGGTTCATGCTGCTGGCCTTTCTGCTGCATCGTGGCGCCATGCCACGGGGGTTTATTGCTATTCGGTGGTATTCACGTTTTCGGATACCACCTATCGTGAATTACACGTTTGTGTGGGATGCCTGGTGTAGTGGCAGACCCAGCAAGAAAATCTGGCGCATCATCGCGCCTTCGGTCAGGCCTGCACTGGCAGCAAACTGCTCCAGCTTGGTTCGTTCGTCAGGCATCAGGCGGACCACGACTGCACGCTTATCAACGCCAGTAGGGGCTTTTTTGCGGCCTTGCCGTGCGTCTACCTTTTCTGATTTGGTTGGCATAACTGACTCCGTGTTACGATGGCGGCAAATGTGTTACACATTTGTATTACTCATTGCGCACTTTAGTTACGTGCGTACAAATTGTCAATGAAAAATTGTATGAGCGTATCTATTTCAGACCGGCTTTTTGAAGAACGTAAGCGCCTCTCCATGACTCAGACCGAAATGGCAAAGGCTGGCGGCGTTGCTATGGCCACCTATGTCAACTACGAAAGAGGCGGTCGCTTCCCTGACGCCGCATGCCTTCAAAACTTTATGGCTAGCGGTGTTGATGTCATGTATGTCCTGACGGGCAGCCGCAATGGCACAGCACTTTCCAACTTGGAAACCATGCTGCTAGAAGGCTTTAACCGCATGGACGACCGCGGCAAGGCCGTTGTGCAGGCCGTGGTGCAGACTTACAACAACGGTTAATTGCCACTGCTGCAATGCGCCGCCATCACCGCCATGAGCGTCATGGCGTTTTTTTGCGTCCATGCGCAATGCCAATAGGGTTTGATGATGGATTATTTAGTCTTTTTGGGTGGCTATGGCCTGGCCTGGTGGCTGGGGTGGTCTACCTCCGTCCTGGTGCAACAGCTCAAGCGTCAGCCTCGCTGGCGGCAATGGCTAATGGGGCTTTTGCATGGGTTCTTGTTTTCTCTGGTGATAGGGCTACTACTGCTGCCCCCTGCGATGTGGCCGGGGTATCTCGTGGCGGGCGTTGCACTTTTCCAGCTGTTTAGCGGCAGGGGAAATATCAAGGCAGGGCTCACGTTCTTTGGCAAACCGCGCAGCAACAGTGAAGTTGGTAGCGCGCCAACATCAGCCGCACCGTTGCTGGCGCCCAAGCCCAATGCCCAGCAAGTAGCCCAGGCAAAGGCCGAGCATGACAAGGCTGCGGCAGACATGGCTGCACAGCGGGCAGCCTGGGAGGCCGATAACCTGCGGCAACCCAAACAGCGGCCAACCCCTGCTGCGGTAGTGCCAGCAGCACCGCCGGTCGAAACCGGCAGCCTCGATACCTTGCGCCGCATGTGCCAGGAAATGACGTCGGACGGCTCGCTGGACGAGGAAGAAATCTACGACCTCAAGCTGTGGCTGGATAGCAACCCGGGTGTGGCCTGCTCGGGCTTGGCCGGGCGCTTGGCGGATTACATCGACGTGGTGCTGGCGGATGGCGAAATCACGCTGGATGAGGCGTTCGACGTATTCGACCTGGCCGAAGCGGTGGCGCTGGGTAAAACCGAGGCCGACATGGCCGACTGGCAGCCGCTGGCACCATTTTTGGCCGAGCTGGACCAGCCCAAACCACGCCGCCGCAAGCCACCGGCCACCCCACGCACCAGCCGCAAAGGCAAGCTGGACACTATTCGCTTTGCCTACGTGGCATCGGGGGGTGAGCTAACCCAGCGCCGCGTGGTGGTTCACCAGCTGGATGGCGAGTATTTCCAGGGGCGCTGCCTGATGCGCAACGCTACCCGCACCTTCCGCCTTGATCGCGTTATCGGTGATGTGACGTCAGAGGATAGCGGCGAGGTGGCCGACGCCTTTGCATGGGCTGCCGGCTTGCTGCATTCCCCTGCGCCTGTGGTGCCAGATACCAGCACCACGTCAGCACACCCTATGGGCGGCAAAGAAGTGCTGATTACCGGCTTTGCAGCAGCAGAACGCGCCCGCCTTGAGCTGATGGCGATTGAAGCGGGCATGACGGTACGCAAGAGCGTTACTCAAAACCTGGACTTCCTTGTAGCTGGCCCGCGTGCCGGTGCCAGCAAGCTGGCGCAGGCACAGCAGCAGCTGGTGGTAGTGCTAACAGGTGGTGAGTTTGAGGCGCTTATCGTGGCGGGGTAGTGCGGCCAACCTCGCCCTTTACTTCACAGGAGCAAACCATGCACGTATCAACACTGATCAAGCGGCTGGAAGATAGCCGGCGCGGCATCCCCTTTGAACGCGACGTGCTGGCCTACGGCGGCATGGCTGGCCGGCGGCTGCTGCGGGTGGAACAGGACGGCGCCGAACTGTTCCTGGTATTCGAAGGCGATGAGGAACCGGGCGACCTGGACGCGCCGCTGTATCCGGTATTGAGCGAAGCCGAACAGCACCTGGCGCTGGCCTTCCGCCTGGCCAGCCCGGCAGTACGGCAGCAGGTTGGCCAGCTGCTGGGTTACCCCTACCTGGCCTGATCTGGCCCACCATGAAAAAAGCCCCTCGCGTGAGGGGCTTTTTTTATCCGCGCATGGCTGCTTCGATAATCTGCCGGATGTGTGCGGCGCCTACCTGGTCGCACCAGGCTTTTTGCGCCGGCGTCAGCTTGATGGTTTTGGCCACCAGCCCGGTGGCGCCGTCCTCCGCCTTGCGGCCAGCGCCCTTGCGGGCGCCGCCGCGCTTGTCTCTTTGCTCAGACATTGATCATCTCCAGTTCAGTTTCGCGGCCCAGCATATCGATCATGTACAGGGAGCCTTGCTCGTCGGTCATGATGCAGCCTCTGTAGCCCAGCAGCTTTGCGGCGCGGGCGGTAAACAGTTGCACAGTATTCAAGTCGTCAGCTTCATCAGTATCAAGCTGCTGGCGTTCGCTGATGATTTCTTCGGCGGTGTCTTCATCAACGTCAAAACGGCGGCAGAACTCTGCAACGAGCCCGCTTAGCTTGTCGGCATCCTCGTGGTAGAAGATGCGGCCGGCAGCAATCAGCTGGTCTTCTTCGATTTCGATTTTGTAGACCACGTAGCTGCGAGCGGTCATGACGTATGTCTTGCTGGAAAAGCACAGGAACTCATCGTACAGGCCAAGCTGGTTGATGCTGGTGATCTCGCTGTGGGATGTGTGGAAGAGTTCCATGTTGATTCTCCGGTTGGTTGCTGTTTCGTCCTGCGATGAATGAATAGTATACCAATCAAAACGGCATGACAAGCCTTTTCATTCCTGCAGGTCTTCCAGCCGCATTTCCAGCTCCAGCGCGGTGGTGTAGCCGCTGTTGCTGATGCTGTGCGTGACCTTGGTCAGCGTCCAGGCGCAGGCGTCAATCAGCGGCTTGAAGCCTTGCACGCTGGCGGGCAGCTCGGGGAACAGCTCCGGCCTGCCTTCGGCCAGCGTGATGCTGAATTCCGCCACGCCGCGCTGGATTTTCTCCCACGCCGCCTTGGCCGCCTGCAGCGCGGTGGCCTCGCTGGCGTACACGTGGCGCAGCACCTTGACGTTGGCCGCGCTCGGCTCGATGGCCTTTTGCTGGGTGGCGGTCAGTTTTTTGCGCTTGGTTTGGCGGCCCCGTTTCGTGACCGTAGCCTTGCGTTCAAAGCGGGTGTTGGCATCTACCAGCACTTCGCCCTTTTGCGCGGCGTCCAGGTTGTGCCAGTAGGCTTTCACGGCGGTGTAGGCGTTGCGGTCGGCGGCGGCAAAGCGGTGCTGGTCGCCTTTGCCACGGGTGATAACACACTCGGGAAACGCCTTGCCGGTAACGCTCTCGGCGTCGCCTGCCTTGCAGAAAATCAGCCGGCCTGCCTTCACCGTGGCCACGGCGTCGTGCTGCTCGGCCAGCCGCGTCAGCAGGTTGATGTCGCTTTCGCTGGTCTGGTCCAGGTGGGTGACAGGGCGCTTGGCCAGCCAGGCGGGCACCGCCGGGGT